TAATAATCCTGTGGTATAATATTAGTTAATGGGTCACGTGTTTTTAGGTATGTACTGTTTGGTGTTTTGGATGAACTATATGGGTGTATTTCACTGTCTTCGGTTGCTGTTTGTGCTGCATAGGCTCCTAATAGTTTTTCGGCTTCTTTTTCGTACCATGTTACTGTTGGCATTTCTCCTTCATCTGTATCGGTTAGGTTACGTAGTATGAATGCATATGCATAATATGTGGCTGCTTTCTCAATTAGATCTGGTACATTAGAAGTTGATATTCCTTGGATTTTACTTGTTACCCATGTTGTTGCTGCTTCTAAACCTAATGATTTTAATGTACTACTTACACTATCCCCTAATGCTGTTGTTAATGTTCCTAGGTCGGTACTGCTTCCATAATCTGCCATAAAATGTTCACCTCCTTATGTGATAATATAAAAAAGTGAGGAAAGGATTTTATGATGCATCAGATACTTCAACATACTTATATAAACCGGCTACTTTACAAACCAAATAAGTCTTGTTATCAGAACCATTTTCATAGAATCCAACAATACTGTTATCAGCATTGTCCCCTGCTTCTGCTATACCAAATCCTGTTGCAAAATTAGCAGCAGCAATACCATTAGTTGAACCATATGGTAAGTTTAATGCTCCTGTTGCATATAATCCACTAGCATCTATTGCATAGTTTATTGCTCCAACTCCACCTTGTACACGTACACCAATACCTTTGGTTAATGTACCACTTGATTCTTCTTCTAAAAGTACGTCTACACCTATACCTGTTGCTACTTCTGCGGATGCTCCGGATACGTTTACTTTTGCATAAACACCTGTTGCTATTGCACCTGCATCCATGTTATCAAGTACTGTGGCTTTAGCTTCTATTCCTCTTATTTCTCCACCTGTTGCAGCGGCCCCACTTGTTGATGCATTAAAGTATCCTGCATCAAAGTATCCTCCATCATTTGAGGTGACTTTTGCAGCGACTTTCATTAATCTTTCATGACCACTTGATGCCGCTACAGCGGTGTACATACTGTTATCAGCAGCGTTACGTGTACTGAATTCTCCGATATGTTTAAGGTTACCGGTTACTTTAACTGTAGTTTCTGTAATGTTTAATTCAGTGGCACTGGTTACGTTATCAAATGCTGCTCCACCTTTAAGGGTTACGAGTCCTGTACTTCCTACTTTAAATAGGTCGTCTCCATCTACTTCTTCAACAATAAAGCTTTCTGTTGCATCATCATCACCTAATGTTACTTTAACATCATATCCATCAGCACCTGCTATTGTTAATGCAGATCCTGTTTTAGCGGTAATGGTTGGAGTAATTACACTGTTCATGTCGTAGTCCCCGGTTTCGTCTACCATTGAGGGTACGATTGTGTTTGCTGCTATACTTCCGTATGCGGCATGATGTTTTGCGAATATTGGTTTATATACCATTTCTTTACTCTCCTATCCTTTTATTAAATTTTATATGATTCTCCGTCTTATTTGTTCACCTAAGAGGCACATCCATTGGAGTTATAATATTTACTCATTAAATGATTCTGATTTCATTTCTTCTTCTATCTGTTTATCCTCTAATTCTTTTAACTGGACACTATAATGTTCTTCAAATGCACCCATAAGATTCATCATGTCTTGGATTGTAACTTCTTGGCGTATACTAAACTTTTGTGCATTAAGTAATCTTGTGATTAATCCTTTCCACATTTCTTCATAGACATCCATGATATGATAACCTCCATAAAAGAATATATATTACTTTTAAAAAATAGAAAATGGGAGATAAGAAATCAATTCTCCCTAAAGGTTAATTAAATATTTGACGCTTTGTAACTTACTGCATTTGGGACTTTAAGAGCTAATCCACGTTCTGCGTAGAGTTCTACAACAATATTGTATGGATGTCTTTCTTCCTCATATTTGTTGACGTTAACCATACCCTGTTCCATACTAGCATGTTTAGGGTCTAAATATTCATAGACTGTCATTGCAGGATAACGGTTATCAAGTCCTATATAGGATGCATGTGCTAATTCAGTGGAGAATACACGGTTAATTTTAACACCATTCACATCTGGCATAACTCTTCCATTACTCATTGGATCTCTTACCCAGTTAATATCTACCCCTTGTAAGTATTTGAGTAATTCAAAGTAGTTACCTTTCTCTAGGAAGAGTTCGTTCATTTCATATGGGTATCCTTCAAGGATAGATGCCTGTACAAATGATAATATATCTTCTACAGGTGTTGCTGTGGATGCACTCCATGCGGCTGCTCCATCTACTTCTGTAATATCATTTGATACTGCTTCTAGTTTGGTGATGATGTCATCATTCATTTTCTTAGCCATACCGAAAGCGGCCCTATCGACTGCTCTCGATATTTCATCTATGAATGCGGGTTCTCTCATCTGTCTTTGGCTGAATCTTAATTCATAACCAAATCTTTCCATTGCACCATGGCTCATTGAAATTCTACTGACTTCTATTTCGGATAGTTCACCGAGTTCACCTAATGGTGCAGGTGTTCCCATCTTACCAGAGGTTATATCTGCTCCGGCGTTTGTTGTGTCTTCAAAATAACTGAATGAAAGAGCATCTGTTTTTACTCTTGGAAATATATCTTTGAAATCAAGCTGTTGTTCCATTTTTTTATTGACTATTCCTTCAATAAATCTTGGCTGTAGTGCTTGTCTTGGGTCTAATGTTGTTACCATATTTAATTCCTCCTTAGTTACCTATGAATAGTGATGCACCGACAAGTACTGGTAGGTATTGTCCGTCTGTTCCATAGGATAATGCAACAAAGCCGCCATTGGTTCCGACTGTGATACTTCCATCATGTGCGATTTGTGTCTCTACTTGGTTTGCTTCATCAGCATCTAAACCAACAATGTCTCCGGGTTCTACTGCACCTGTTGAGGATACAAGTAATTCAATAATTCCTAATCCAAAGAATGCAACATCAACTTTTCTCTGATAAACGTGTGTTGGTGTACCGGATGATGCGGTTGTGTTATCTATACCTGATGGTTCTGCTACTACTATACCATGTACTATATCTACACCTGCGGCTGCTTTCTGTACTTGGATTTCTCCATTAACGGTGTGTTGATATAATACAACAAGATCTCCGACGGTTAATGGTGCACTGTAAACAGCAGCACCTTCATTTACTCCACCAGTTGGGCTTACTGAACTGGTGTATCTGGTAAGTGTTCCCTCATATGCATTTACTGTTTTAATGGGGAACGATTTGTATTCGTTTGTTCTAACTACCATAGTTATAATCTCCTATTATAATTTTATATTCTGAAATGTTTGGCCAATTCTCCATATTCTTCTTCCCATGTTTTTGGTTTGGGTTTGGCTTTATCTTCTTTTTTAGCGAGTTTTGCTTTTGTTTCAAGTGTTACCATTTTAGGCATTGTTGCTTTCATTTTCTGGAATATCTCTGGGGTCTCTGTGGCCATTTCGATTAGCCATTCTTTTTGTTTTGGTAATGCTCGTCCTGCTTTGATTAGTTCTTTGACTTCTTCCTCAGCATTTGTTGCTTCAACGGGTGCTTTTTTACTGCCTAGTTCTTTATTGTCTTTTTTGAGGTCTTCAATTTCTTTACGTAGTTCTTTTAGTATTTCCTCGGTACTGGGTTCGTCTACTACTTCAACAACGTCTTCTTCTGGTACTTCTTCATCAACTTTAACATCATCAACTTCTTTCTGTTCTTCTGTTTCTGCAACCTCGACTTCTTCGGTTGGTGCTTCCACAGGTTCTTTCTCAACAGATTCCTCAACCTTTGGGGTCTCTTCTGTGATTGGATTTGTTTCATCTACAGCATCCATAATTTCATCTCCTTTATTTGCTTCAATACTTAATTTAGCAGTTAATATTAATCCTTCCGGTTGTGCTCCTACTTTACAGGATTGACATCCTCCTTCTTCTACAAAATCAACACGTTCAACATCTAAACTTTTCAATACATAATCAGCTTTATTAGTAGGACATGGACGGGCATCCATACTACCTACAACTGAATAGGCTGGTAATTGGTTACTATCATGTAAACTTGCGATTAAATCATTATGTAAAGTACTATCTTGTATGTAGATTCCATCACCATCAGTCACAATCTCACTGACTTCCCCTACATCTAATAGGTTAAGTTTGCGTAGGATTTCATTATCATCTAATATAGTATCATCTAGGTGGTCTATACCAAGCCCGATACTTCCTTCCTTTGCAATGTGTGACTTCATCTGTGAGAATGTTTCTAGTACGGTGTCTTCTGGTACCCATACCCTTGCGGGTTTGTCATTTACCCATACATGGTGGAGGCCGGATCCCCATACTTTACCATCTGGGTTACTGGCTTCTACTTTGTTTACAGCGGGTTCAAAGTCTAAATATTTTAGGTTGGCTTTATCTAACCATGCCTTTGCTTCCTCGGGTGTGTATTGTGTTGGATCAAAACGGTAACTTTCGGCTTTCATTGTACCGGCTTGTTTACATAAAACTAAGGATATACCTTTACCGGCTTTTTTTCGTCTGAAACTGTTTGGTTCACACTGGTCTGGTTGTATCATTCGTGCAGCGTGTTCACTAATTGGAATAAAAATCAACTCCCTTAATGTTAAATAAAATAAATAAGAATTAAGTATTCAAGTTCTGACTTGTACCATCTTTATTAATAGTAATGCCTTTGTCTTCTAATTCAGTACGTTGTGATTGGTTATATTCTGTTAAATTATTAGCATAACCAGTGGCCTCACCTTCATCAAAGAAGTAAACAGGGATACATGCACAATTAGGATGTAATGGAGGTAAACTACTTGTATCATCAATAGTGTACACTTGACCATCATATTCATCTTGACATTCTGTACATGCTTCTGCACGACTATCAACTAACCAATGAGTGTAACCATCACGTTTGGCTTGTGCGAATGATGCACTATGAGCAGATCGCATTGTTTCTGTTCTTGCAATGGTTTCAGCTCTTGCTTTCTTCATGTCTAATGCTGTTTGTAGATCCTTGGCTATGTCTTGTGGTAGTTTAGATTCTTTGATTCCCTTATTGATTATGTCTAAGGATTGTGTTCGTATATCTTCACCAAGTTTACTAACGATGCCGTTGCTTGATTGTACCATTGCTTGTTCCAATGCCTTAACAGTACCACTTGGTGTTTTCTCTGTGAACTTAACACCAAAATTAAACATCTTAGCAATATTCTGATTAAACTCTGTCATCTTATCCGCATTATTTGGTAATAGGAAGATGTTGATTTGGCCAAATGCTGATATTTTACCCATGTCTTTACCGATTACCTTTTTGCCTTGTTCTAACATTTGCAGTAATAGTTTGGTTTGTCGTTGTGTTAATAATGTACCGTTCTTTAATAAGGTACGGATACGGCCCTCTGTTTTAGGGGGGAGTATATCTTGTTTAACAGGATCAATAGGAGTGGCCATGTTATCTTGCTTCTATATTACTGATTGCTTGTTTCATTTGATTTAATTCAGCAGGGGTCTGTGATGTATCTGTGGTTGTTGTTTCTTCTGGGGGGGTTAAGTCTTCAGGATTGGGTATGATTTGGGGTTGTCCAATCTGATTAGTACCAATCTCTGGTATTTGTTGTTCTTCTATTTCAACATGTATATCAGCATACTCATCCATAACACGAGCAATCAACTGCTTAAACCACTGTTCCTCGGGGTTAATAGCCATAGCATCTATTAATGGTTTAAGACTACCAAGTAATTCTAATAAATCAGTATCCTCAAAGGATTCAAATTCTACATGTGGATATTTCTCAACAGTCCAGTTCATATCAACAATCTGCTTAACAAGTATCTCCAATTCACTTGCGATGTCGTTATGAATACCATCCAAGAAAATATTAAGCATATCATTCTGAGTCTTACTCTGTGCAAATGCTCCTTTACCATCCTCTTGACCAAGGATCATAGTACCAATATTCATCTTACGGAATATCATTATGTCATGATAATGGATAGCATCCTTAAAGCCTTCACCTCGATGAGCAGATTCAATAACTTCTACACGATCATCTTTATCAAAAGTAGCATTAGCACGACCCTCATGTATCTCATCTAAATTTTCACGTGCTAAATCCTTATACTGTGGATTAGATAAGAACGCTGCAAGGGTTGGGCCTTCATGTTTCTGTAAGTAAATATTCCACCATGTTAATATCTTTTGTTTTGTAAACCAGTTATCATAGACTGCATTTAATAATGATGTGCCTCTACGATCACCGAAACTTTCATCAAAAGTATAAACAAGACATTTCTCCGGGGGTATCTTTATTGGATCTCCTACATCTGTGGTTTGGATGATATTATTAATATCCCCTGATTCATCATATTCAAAACAATTCTCTAATGTTTTAATGTGTATTGGTCTAAATCTTTTGAATGCTGTTCTATTATTTTCTTCATCATATTCCCAGATTATTTCACTAATACTATACCCATAGATAAGGGCACTATATAAATCATTACGGATTTTCCTCATAGGGTAATCCATGTTCTTAAACATGTCTTCTAATGATTCACTTATTTCCACATCTAATGGGTCTTGACTTGCAGGTGTAACAATTAAATCACGGCTTAATAAGAACATTCTTATTAAATCAATTCCACTTTTTATTTGTGGGTCTTTCAACATATCATCATAATCTTTATAGGTTAGGTTGTCAGCATTGTATTCATAACTAAACTGGTTATTTGCACTGACATTAGTTGATTTTGATAATTGTCGAGTCATCATTTGTGGGCTTAATGAAGCAACTATCCTCATTTTCAATGTATCTATTATTCCCATATCATTCACACCCATATCTTTCAACTATTCTTTTTAATTTGTTAATGTATTCCCCATTAGTCATGTCTTGTTTTCCAGTATTGCAAGAATAACAAAGCCATTGAATGTTATCAGGAGTAATTACATTGTCATTATTAATACGGTCAAGTGTCCCTCTTTTATGAGTGTCCTCGTGGAATATATCAAACTCTTCCCCACATAATGCACATTCTCCAGTGTATGTGTGTATATATTCTGGGATACTACCAATCACTTCATGTCCATGTTTTTTATGATTGTATAATGTAGTTCGGACTTTCAATCGTATTCTTTGTTCAAATGAGTGGTTATTATAACATTTACGATTATATTCTCTGTAAAATACATTAGAACAATCTTTACAAACATATCTTGATGTTTTCTTACGGTAGTCTGTCCATGTGCTCCCTACTACCAGTTCTACACCACATTCGTTACAACAAGGCATACAATCCTCCAAAAGACAGCACACTGGCTAGTTTGTATCTAACTTGTTCAAAAATAATAATCAACTCCAATTAAATAATAAAAAAAGTTTTATTCATAGATTAATTTGTATTCTTTACTGTGGATGAATTCCCGGAACCGTACCGGTCTGAATAATGTTTCATCATTCATCTCTAATTCATGATACTCTATTAATAAGTCATTGAATCGTTTACGTGTACCATTAAATAGGCATCGGAAGGATTGATCCTCAACACTGAATAAGATTGTATTTAGTAATTCCACACTCATAGTCATAATCGTACACCCCGTCGCCTGTTAGTATTTGATTCACGTTTACGCTTACTATAATCATAACTCTTATCAGATGAAGTGAATGGACTGGCTCCTTGTCTTACCAATGATATTGCCATCTCGGTTGCATCTAATAAATCATCATGCTTCGCTGTTGGGAATAACATATACTCATTCTCAAATTCCCCAAGTAAATGATGGTCCAATGGTAACATGATTTGTCCTTGTTCAAAAATAGTAAAAGCAGATGTTATCCGTGTAACCTTATCTTTAATACGATTAACTCCACGAATAGGTAACATATGTTTAGACAATGATTGTGGTAGTGCTGCTTGATAAGCATTGGTTTCAATACCAATCAATGCATTATTATATCTTTTATGATTATTGATAACCGCTTGTTGTTGTTCAGGGAATGTGATATGTTCACGACTCCAATCCACTACATATAACTTATTATCAATATGATTATGTTTAATAGTACAACTTGTTGTAAAATCAGCTGTTTCCTTTGTACTGATTGCTAGGTCCCAACCGGTGTAGAGTGTACTATTTGTTAGGTTTACTTCTTTGGGATTGTAATATTGTATCCATGGTCTTTTAAGGATACCTCCCTCGGCGGGTTGTGGGTTTTGTTGGTACATGGCATTGAACCAGTACTCTCCTATTTCTTTACGTATTTTATGTAATCGTGATATTGTGAATCTTTCAGGCCATAATGCTTTATTGTTATCATCTATTGCAGGGAAGGATATTGTTGTCCATGGTTCATCACTTGTATTGAGGATCCATCCTCCCAGGTCATCTTCATGCCAACGTGTTTGAATTAATATAATCGCTGCATCTGGTTCTAATCGTGTATAAGCAGTTGAACGATACCAATCCTTAGCACGTTCACGATATGTGGGACTGTTAGCTTGTTCTGCATTCTTAACCGGGTCATCAATGATTAGTAGGTCTGCTCCTTTACCTGTGATTGGTCCACCTACACCGGCTGTAACCATTCCTCCTTGATGGTCTTTTATATCCCATCGATTACGTGCAGCACTATTATTATCAACAGTTATGTTATCTTTAAATGAACTTCCATGTTCTTCTAATATATTACGTGCTTTATATCCCCATGTTGCCGCAAAATCTGCTTCATAACTTGCAAGTATAACCCGGTGATCAGGGTGTGTTGCTAGGTAGTAGGCTGTGAAGTATTTACTTATTAGTTCTGATTTACCATGTCTTGGAGGTAAGAACACGGCTAATCGCGTAATCTCTCTTTCTGATAATTGTAATAATAAACGGTTTAATTTAAGGATATGGTTAGGTGCTTCATAACGTCCATTACTATCCACCTTTGCTAGATCCACTGGACTTATCTGTTTTCGCATCCCATCGTTCATATAACTCTGATAGATCTGCTCTTCTGTTGGGATCATCGACTATAACCTGTTTACTTTCTGATTTTATATTTTCAGTAGGCTCATCCTGTAACAATAAACATCCTTTGATTACCATTTGTAAATCATTCACATTACGGATATTAACATCTTGTTTCTTTTCAAGACTATCCAATAACTTATGATAAAAATTAAGATAACGTACCTTATTACCAACAATAGTTGTGTTGGTTTTCTTTTCTACTTTATCCTGTATTTCCTTGCTCCGTATGGCTTCCCGCCCATCCCAATCAAATTCTTTTTTCCATTTATATAATGTCTTTTCACTTACCTTGCACTTACTTTTCACTAACCGGATTGCTTCAGTAACTCCCATACCTGATTGTTTGTATTGGAAGTATATCTCGAAACTGTCA